ATCTACATATTCTTTGCAGTTAATCCAGTCAATGCGATTTGTATAGTCTTTTCTTTTATCCCAAATATACCAGTAATAAGATGTTAGACCAGACAGAGATTCTTTTACATTGTAAATAGATTTCTCAGAACAATTAATTCTATTTGCATAGATTAGAATATCTGTAGGTGGAAACTCTTTAAAGAACGGATATCTGCCTACACTTTCAGTAAAGGTATTGCGACAAAGTAATGCAGTAAAGTCATATAACTCATATGACCTTCTAACAAACTTTTCTGGTAAAGAATTTTTAAAAGGTGGATTGGTGATAATACCATCAACATCTACTCTAGGAGAAGTTGTGAAATCTAATCCAGTTTCAATATCTACCAAAGGGTCTTCATACTCATACAAATCTTGAGAAGTTACATTAAATCCATTTTGCATAAGTTCATATGATATCCACCCTCTACCAGCAGCAGGTTCTAATAGATTTTTAGGCAAGTCATATTCTTTTACAAGAGTATAGATTGCAATAGGTGGTGTAGGATAATAATCATTATCTACTCTAGATTCTGAATTTGTCGATATACTATAAGCATCAGTCAACATTATGCAAAAAAGTCCTCTAGTGTTACAGTCTTCTCGACTTCCCATCCTACTGCATCAAGGATAAACTTCAACGGATCAACAAACGTTTTGTTGAATTGCTTGTCATAGTCAACATATTTGTGTAGATTAAACTCTTTTGGCAGACCCATAGGGAATGAGATAATATTTTCTTTGATAGGATTAGGCATAGTGAGATATAGAAACTTAATCTTCTCACCATTCTGAATCATTTCGTACTGTTTGTCAAGCCCTAATTGCTTTAGTTGATTGTTATATAGAATAGAGCCACGCACATGAATAGGACAGCCTTTCTTGTAGACTGTCTTTTTGTCCATCCAATCTGTCAGATTTGATACACCACGAGGAAAGGAAATATCCTCTGGTGGCAAACTGTAGAATTCTTTTTTAAACTCTTGGATGAACGCCTGTGTGCGCTCCTCGTCGCCTTCCATGATAATCTTAAAAGCTTCTTTAAACTTGTTACGCACAACTTGTGGAGTAGAAGATTTGATCGCTTCAATGCCCATGATTTTCATCTTAGGTTCAGCATAGCGCACACCTTCATTATCCAATACATTTAGAATGTAACGCTTCTTTGCAGTCCAGACTCCACGGTCTGCAATCACCTCACGTTCCATATCCATGCGATTTTCTTTGCAGTTCATATACTCATGCAGTTCATTATATGCTTTTGCAAGAATAGGTTGAAAGTGCTTCTCGCCTAGCTCAGACAGAAAGTTGATAGGGTTTTTAGGATTGAACTTATCAATAATAGGCTTCATATTAACATAGAGCGAGTCGGTATCAATAGCAATTACATAATCATCTTCTTTCTCACAGACTTTGCTCATAGCCTCATTCATTGCACGTTCTGCCCAAAGAATACATAGCTGACCAGTGTAGGTGATAGCCTCAGCAATGCGCTGATCAAAGTAGTTGAAGTATTGAGTGCCTAGTGCGCCATACAAAGAGTTAAGCAAAATCTTAATAGACATCTGCCTGTTCTCTAGATGTTCAATCTCTTTTTCAATCTCATAAGAGTTGCCTTGCTCTTGCTGCTTCTTCTTAGCTTCAAGCATTTCTTTCTTGATAACTTTACGCTCGGTGTAGTAATCTTTTACAATACGAGGCATAAAGCCCATCTGATCTGTGCGAAATACAATACCATTAGCAGCAGTGGTTTCATTCTCTTTGTTAGAGATAGATGTTCTGTCTAGACACGATTGCACAGTAACACCAGACTTGAAGGTGTCTACAATAGTTTCAGTTGACATATTCCACTGCACAAGAATATTAGGATACAGAGAAGCAAGGTCAAAAGAAACTACCCAATCATACATATTAGGCACAGGCTCTTTAACATATGCACCGGGATACCAACTCTTGTGCTTATCTTTCTTCAATGGCGGAACAATCTTACGTGACATAAGGTCACGATAGATAATAGTTTCCCAGATACCTGTAGTGCCGAATGTATCTACAAAGTTACAACCTGCTTTGTAAGCCATGGTCATAGCAAGTGTAATCAGACCAAGCTTATCTTCTAGTCGGTCTACCAGTTCAACGTCTTTAATGTTGTAGTCTACAAACTTCTGAAAGTCATGCTTGTAAAGCGAGTGTAGAGAACCATATTCTTCATATGAGAGTTTCTTTTCACCTAAGACAACGTGTGCAATATGATCCAACTTGTAGGACTCTTGTGCGCCATAGGTGTAACCAAACTTCTGAAACAAATCCAGATAGTCCATCTGTTGAATACCCGTGACCTCATGAGACAGTAATTCACGATTCATTTTGTTCACCTTGCGCTCACGCACATGTTTCCAAGGTGACAGCATCTTTGCTTTGTCTTCACCAAGAACTTTAGTGATACGATTCACCATATAGGGAATATCAAAGAATGTGGTGTTCCAGCCTGTAACTACATCAGGACAGTTAGAAGGGTTATGCCAAAAAGCAAGGAAAGAAAGAAGTAGTTCATGCTCATCTTGACAGTGATAGTATCGAACATTCTCTGATTGAGGTTCATAATCATACATACCCCATACGTGATAGAGATTATCAATATTATTTTTAGTAGTGATTGTGATGACGGGATAGTTAGCATCTTCTGGCTCAGGGAATCCATCATCAGACGCCACTTCAATATCAATTGTGGTCGTGTTGATAGTTTCACGGTCAAATCGAGTCTGGTTAGGATATACATCGTAAATCCACTGAGCAATATGATTTGTATTGCCCACCACCTCAAAATTATCCATGCCTTTATATCGTTGAATAAAGTCTCTTGCTTCTTTGGCATCATTGAAGGTGACTGGTGCGACTGGCTGACCACGCAAAGATTTCCATTCTGTTTTTTCTTTTGTTGGAACATAATATGTTGGTTTGAACTTAATGCGTTCCTGCGTCTTCACACCGTCTTTATAACCCCTCACAAGAATAGAGTTGCCTAGACGATTGACGGAAGTATAAAATTGCATTCATAACCCTCTTTAAGTGTGAAGGGACATTATATAGTATATTTTGATTGGTGTCAATAAAAAAAGGGGAGTCGAAACTCCCCCTTTATATTACTGGTAAGACCGAGAGTCTAACCAATGTCTACCGTTGATTTGGTGTGGTGCTTGACCATACATAATCTTCTGTTGACGTGCTTCAAAGTCTGCAAGGTCAATCGAGTCAGAAAGATATCTTTCTTCATCAGACATTGCAGCTCTTTTGGCTTGTTTACCGATCCAGGATTTAACGGATTTTAGCAACGACTTCATCAAATCCATCCTTTCTTAACATATTAACTAGTTCGCCTGTGGTCATACCTGTGTTGTATTCCCGTTGGATATATCCTGCTACACCGTAGTATGCAGCATTCATTCTGGATTCGATGAGTCTATTACCTACCTTCCGTAAGAAGTTCAGCATTTTTAGTTACCTCGCTGTGATTGTTGATTGCAATTTTGCGAGGCTTCTTCTCTTCGGGCAGTACGACTTCTAAATGAATTGCTAGAATGCCGTTCTCCAGAGAAGCTCCTGTAACTTGTGTATATTCAGATAGTCTAAAAGAACGATGGAACTTACGGGTGGAAATACCTTTGTGAACGAAGTTCAATCCACGAGGTTCGTGGTCTCCATTTACTTCAAGGATACCATCTTTAAGTTCTACTGATAACTCTTCTTCCTTAAATCCAGCCGTTGCGATTTCGATACGGTACTTCATATCTTCATCTTTGATGATGTTGTGCGGAGGATAGTGATCTGAAGCATGCTTGGTCATTTCTTCAAGTTCTTTGAAGATGTGATCGAAGCCTACAAAGGCAGAACGTGGAAAACGAGCGTATTTCTGATTGTTTGTCATCTGAAATCTCCTATTAAATTAGCGAGAAAGTAGACCGATTATTCGCATCTACAGAAATATTTATATCAGAGTTATGCTATTTTGTCAAGCAAAAAATGAAAAGGTCATTTGCCGATATTGTACTTTGGGCATAGTTCCCAATCATTCTTTTCTTTGAATGGGAGAACTTTAATTTGTCTCAAAGGTGCAACGTCTTTTGCTTTTTCTGTATTGACAATAGTAAGCAAACCCCAATCAGATAAAAGAGTAGCAATCGTATTACGTCTTTGAATATCTGTATCTTCAAGTGTAGACTTATTACCATCAAGCAAGAATAGTTCTTTGAAATGCGTAATAAAATATCTACCCTGCTTATGCAGAATATGACAAGACTGGTATAACTTCTTATCTTTACGAGAAGCAATACCAATACGAGTTAATGTTTCTTTTACTTTTAGGAAATCGTCTGGTTCATTCAGTGTGACTTCTAACATGTCACTTGGTTGCCAGTCAACCAGATTTACTTCTCTTTCTTCCACCATGATCTACCTTCTTTTTAATTATATCTATTTGTTCAGTAGAAAGTAGTGAAAGAGCAGAACGAGCTTTGCTATTGCTATATCCATAATATTCTTTCACCGCTTCAAGACCATCATCCTCAACAGTCTTGTTCCACTTGGAAAACCGTTTTGGATTCTTTCTAATAGTATTTAGCAAAAAGTCATTTTGCAGTTTTGAATCAAGGTGGTGTTGGATATTCATTTCATTAGCAAGTAACACAGTGTCGGGGAAATAAGAATATGAGTGATTGATAATGAAAG